CTTCATCTTTGTAGAGTATTCACATCTACAATTTCATAGGGATGAGACACCTCAGAGTCGGACCTCATCCTAATTGGCTTTAGCCCTGTACGCAGGATACCTTTAGCCGTCTAGACGGTGGGAGAGACCACAAGAAAACGATCGAAAAATTTTCAGCTGAAGAACGTATATATTTATTTCATTAACTAACAATGGCCCAACAGGCAACCCATAGTAATGCTTCATTAACCCGTCCAGGTCAACTGAACTCGGCTAATGATGCAAGAGCACTATATCTTAAATTGTTCAGTGGTGAGATGTTCAAAGGCTTCCAGCATAACGCAATTGCTAGAGACCTTGTAATGAAGAGAACCCTAAAGAATGGGAAATCATTACAGTTCGTCTACACAGGACACACAAAAGCCGAGTACCATGTACCCGGTCAGAGCATTCTCGGTAACTCCGACGGATCACCTCCAGTAGCAGAGAAGACCATTACGGTTGACGATCTACTAATCTCAAGTGCATTCGTATATGAGTTAGATGAGACACTTGCACACTATGAATTGAGGGGAGAAATCTCTAAGAAGATTGGTTATGCATTAGCTCAAAAGTATGATAGACTTATCTTCCGTCAAATTGCTAAAGGCGCAAGACAAGCTTCACCTATAACTAAGTCTGGTTTCGTAGAACCAGGTGGAACACAAGTTCGTGTAGGTGCTAATAACCAAGCATCTGATGCTTATGTCGCAGCTTCACTCGTGAACGCATTTTATGATGCAGCGGCAGCTTTAGATGAGAAAGGAGTTAGTTCTGAAGGACGTGTAGGTGTTCTTAACCCTAGACAATACTACGAATTAATCCAACAGGTTGGTGACAACGGACTTGTTAACAGAGACGAGCAAGGTACATCCCGTCAGAAGGGTAATGGAATTGTTGAGATCGCTGGTATCAAGATCTACAAGTCAATGAACATTCCATTCTTTGGTTCCTACGGTACTAAGTATGGTTCTGCTTCTGCTACCAACCCAGGTGTAACTTCACCAGGTAACACAGGATCATTCGTTGCTGAAACTGCAGAAGATGCTCGTGCTTCAGTCACTGGTATCAATGGCAACTACGGTAACGCTACTGACTTCGCTAACAGCTGCGGACTTATCTTCCAGAAGGAAGCTGCAGGTGTTGTAGAAGCAATCGGACCTCAAGTTCAAGTAACTTCTGGGGACGTTTCAGTGGTCTACCAGGGTGATGTGATTCTCGGACGTCTCGCAATGGGAGCCGACTTCCTAAACCCAGCTGCTTGTGTTGAATTAGTCGCAGGTGCTGCTGCCGGATCTTCTGGTAACGCTGCCTTCGGTACTACATATCCAGCTAACGCTTAATAGCTTTTATATAGGAGTCCTTCGGGGCTCCTTTTTTTTTACTAATTAATAATCATGCCTTTTCCAACCACTAACGCTACTCAAGAATTACCAGCTATAAATCAAATACTGTCGTCATGTGGTCAGGCTCCTGTAACCACTCTCGATCAAACCAACCCGGACGTTGCGATTGCTTACGACACACTGTTACAGGTAACAAGGGAAGTCCAAGCTGAAGGCTGGACATTCAATAAGGAGAATCATTATGAGTTTGTACCTGATACAAATGATCAGATCCCTATACCTAATAACATACTACAAATAAAGCTAAGTAGAAACTCTTCTAACATCGACTATGATGGTATACGAAGAAATGGTAAACTATATGATAGACATAACCATAGATATACTTGGCCTAACCATGACAAAGTAGAATGTGATATAATATGGGAGTTCGATTGGGTAGATATACCTGAACCGATACAAGCTTTCATTGTAGCTAGAGCTGCTGGTATTACATCTCAAAGAATCATTGGAGATGAAGGTCAGTATGGTATGCTCCAACAGCAAGAAGCAATGACTAGAGCTGTAGCTGTAGAGTATGAAACTCAACAAGGACAGTTCACTATCTTTGGACACCCAGATGACCAAACAAATTACTACCCATCCTACCAACCATTTCATGCACTTAAAAGATAATGCCAGCTATAACCCAACGGATTGACAACTATCTAGGTGGGGTATCTAAACAATCTGAAGATAAAATGTTCCCAGGTCAGGTTAAGGAATGCCTTAATGGCTATCCTGATCCTACATTTGGACTTACTAAAAGACCCGGAACTAAATGGATTGCTAACTTAGGTACTGGTACTACTTATGATAATGCTAGATGGTTCTACATTGCTAGAACATCAGATGAGAAATACATAGGATGTATTAAACCTAAACCTAATAGTGGTTACGGTGATATAGATATATGGAACATTAATGGTACTGCATGTACTGTTAATATGGATACATCAACATCTACTAATGCTGTTAACTATTTAACAGGAGCACGTACTAACTATGATATCCTAACTGTACAAGATGTATCAGTTATAACTAATAATTTACATACTGTAGCTAAACAAGCAGACCCTACATTTAATGCACTAAGACAAGCTACAGTAGTACTTAGTGGATCACCTTTAAGTAATACATATTCAATTAATATTAATGGTAATGTAGTCAACCATACTTCTAATGATGGATCAAGTTATGCTTCCATACTAGGAGCCTTTAAAACAGGTATAGATGCTTTAAGTATATCTGGTTTATCAGTTACTGTATTTGTTGAATCATTACAGATAACAGATAGTAACTCATCCATAGCTATTGTAGCTAGTGGTGGTGACTCAGGTCAGGCTATGAGAGCTTTTCAGGATCAAGTAGATAATGTATCTCAGTTACCTGTTGAATCAGTACATAACCATACAGTTAAAGTTATTAATACTGCTGCTAAAGAAGATACATACTTTGCTAAATTTGTAGCAGATGACGGTACATCAGGTAGTGGATACTGGGGTGAAACAAGAGACCCAGCCCAATCACCAGGGCTAGATGCCGCTACAATGCCTCATCTATTAGTTAATACAGCTCCTAATACCTTTACATTTAAACAAGGTACGTGGATAGATCGTGCTGTAGGGGATGATACTACTAACTCACACCCTAGTTTTGTAGGTGCTAAAGTACAACAATCATTCTTCTATAACAATAGACTTGGATTCTTATCAGGTGATAATGTATCTATGAGTCAATCTGCTGACTTCTATAACTTCTATCATACATCAGCACAAACAGTAACAGATGCTGATCCTATTGATGTTAGTTGTTCAACCATCAGACCTGCAGCTTTACATGCTGTTTTACCTACTATTCAGGGTTTAATCCTATTTAGTAAGAATCAACAGTTTCTATTATCAGCTGCTGATGGAGTTTTAACACCTTCTACAACTAACGTAAGAACTATCTCTAACTATGAGATGGCTACAGATGTAGACCCAGTAGACATTGGTACTAACATACACTTCATAGCTAAGACACCAAGCTACACTAGAACCTTCTATATGCTTACTCGTGGTCAAGATGAAGGACCAACGATTATGGACATAGGTAGAGTAGTAAATGAATGGGTTCCAGCTACAATAGATACACTAGTAGCTAGTCCTCAGAACCAGTTCCTAGCTATGTCAGATCAGACATCTAGGTTTATATATTTCTTTAGAACTTATCATGATGGTAAGGAACTTAAGGTACAATCATGGTATAATTGGAAGTTAGGTGGTACTGTACAAGGTATGGCTGTTGACTCAGATGATATGTATGTGGTAACTAAACAAGGTAGTCAATATACCTTAGCTGGTGCTAGTATGAGTCAGAGTCCTAGTGATGCTATTATTGTTAATAATGATGGTACTTCAGTTAACCCATGTATGGATCTATATGCTACAGCTACTTCAGTTGCATATGATACTGCTGGTGATTTCTCTAAATGCTATATACCTTGGAATAATGTAACAGGATTAAAACCTTCACTTATTATCAAAGGTACATCTGCAGCTGGAGCACTAGTTGAATCTGGATTCTCTACTGAACCAACAATAGCTACAGATGGTACAGGTACATATTTTAAAGTACTTAAGAAGAACTTAACTAGTCTCGCTAGTGATGTTATTGTAGGATGGAGATACGACTTAGATCTTATCTTACCTAGAACATACTTTAGAGGAGATGAGAAACAAGAACTAACTGACTTTACTGCTAGTTTAATTATCAATAGAATGAAGTTTGCTGTAGGTCTCTCAGGAGGTCTAGGGTTTAAACTTAAATCTAGTGGTGTTAGACAAGGAGAAAAGACTTACACTGGAGACGGTAGTACTACTGTATTCTCTTGGACTGAAGAAGATATATCATATAAAGATAGTGATCAAATAAAAGTAAGAGTAAACAATGCTGAAGTAACAGCATTCACGGTATCAGGTGATACACAAATAACATTTACTAATGCACCAGCTAACGGTGCTAGTATATTAATCTATCTTGATGAGTGGTATAACATTAATCCAACAATCATTGCTGATAACTATTTAGCAAATGATGTAGCACTGTCTAATTTATCAGTGTTCTCTATACCAATACATCAAAGAACAGAAAACTTCCAACTTAGAGTATTCAATGATTCTCCTTTCCCGGTAGCATTAAACTCAATGATGTGGGAAGGTCAATACTCAACACGATCTTACACAAGGAGATAACATATGATGATGATGAATGAGTTCGGCACACCAATGAATGAGGCTGAACTCTCTATGCATCCAAATCCTGGTAAAGCTTTCATACAAGAACAGCTAGCTACATCAGGTATGGAGAGTAACATAGTAATCACTGGTGGTATGGTTGCTATGGCTGGCATCAGTACTCTTGGTGGTATAATAGGTGGAGGTAGGTCCGCTGCTGCTGCAAGAGCACAAGCTGAAGCACAGAACAGAGCCATGATGGCTAAGTATCAATATGACTTAGATGCATGGGACATGAAGAGACAACAACTTCAAGCCCAACGTTCTGAAAGTATTGATAAAATCTTAGCATCAGCTAGAAATGAAGGTAAGGTAAAAGCTTACAAAGATGTTGCTGCATTAGAGCAGTTTGATTACAACTTAAAGATAAGGAATAAAGAACAAACAGACAATGAAATAGCATTTAAAAGATCTGATGATATATACACAGATACTACAAGCTTAAACTCTATCTCAGCTAGATCAGCTATGGATAGTGAGATAGTTAAATTACAAGAATCTGAAGCTGAAGCTAGATATGATCGTCAAGATGCTTACATAGAACAACTTCAACAAGAAGGTAAATTAAGAGCTAGAGGAGCATCAGGAAGGAGTGCTGCTAAAGGTGTTCAAGTAAATATGGCTGACTATGGTAGACAAATGTCTATGCTTAATGCAACTATGGATAGCAATACTAGGAACACTAGAGCTGTACTAGATGAAATTATAAGAGATAAAACATCAGCAGACTTAACAGCTTTCGCAAGTAAGATGTTAGATCCAGGGGTATTACCAGATCCTATTAAACCAATGCCGATACCAGAAGCTGAGTTTACTTTACCAAGACTACTCAATGAATTTGACTTCGGACCACAACCTGTTAAAGGTGTCATGGCATCTCCAGGTGCTGCAGCGTCTCAAGCATGGGGTCAAGCAATACAAGGTATAGCCAGTGGTATAGGTACAGCAGCATTAGGTTCACCTACAACTAGCAAGCTTTAAATTATGGCAATCAAATACAAACCCGGTGGTAAGTCCAGAGGGTTTAAAAATATAGGTGAAGGCTTACGAGCCGGAGAACGACGCCTAACAGAACAACAAAAGAGAAGTACTGATGCCATACGCCTAGCTCAACTTCAACAAAAAGAAAATGATAAGAACTTCATCTCTGGCTTAGAAAGTAAGCATAGATTTGAAGAAGGAGTTCTAAGTGAAAAACAGAAGCTAGAAGGACTAGCTAGGCAACATAGGTTTGATGCATTTAAGAAATATGCTGAAACAGAAGTTGCCTACTTAGATGGTGTAGCTAAACAGAAGAAAGATTATGCAGAGTGGGTAGCACAATATGGACCTTTTGCACCTAAGTCTGTTGCAGCTTATTCTAATATAGCTAAAGGTGGAGTAGAAATAGCTCAGAAGCTAAAAGGTAGAGCTTTATGGAATGAAGCGAATCAGACTGGTCTTATAGCTGGTAGGACTAAAGCAACAGATGTAGCCGATTTAGACGTCAAGCAAGAATTTATGCTTGATGGTCAGAAAGTTGGAGGTAAAGAATGGAATGCATTATATTCAAATGTTGGAAAAAGTAGTAACGTATCTTATGGATACCAAATCTTAGACCATAAGAAAAAGAATAAAACTGCTGAACATTCTAAAGCAAAGACTTTCTTTCAAGAATTAGGTATAGATTATAATAAGAATTCTGCTGTTGAATATATGAAGTTCTTCGCACATGAAG